GAGACAGAAGAAAACAATTCCTCTGTGCTTTCTTCTTGTTCTGTTCCTTCAGTAACTCCGTACTGATCTAGCATACTTTGCATCTCCTCTGGTAGTTCTTGTTTAGAGTATCTCTTCTTCTCATTCTTACAAGCGTGAGAGAAGCAGTAACCGTGTCCGTCAGGGTAAAGTGCAAAGGCATCTGAACTGTTACCACAGGGACACGCTTGGTGTGTCACTAGTGCTTCTTCTTGGTTTGTTTCTTCTATCATTCTTTATTCCTTAGATCAAGAGTAAAAGGAAGACAAAGATAACCCATCCTATTGGTGATATTGCCATACACAAGAACTCTCTTATGGGGTGTTCATCTGGGTGATAATCATAATCATCTTTCACTAGTCACCCCCTGTAGCGTAGCTACTATCATCATTTTTTCTCCTCGTCAAGTGTTTTTTCAAGTTCTTCAATTCTTTTTTGAAGCTGGTGCTTCTCGTACCTGTCAATCACAGTACTACCCACGGTTGCGCCAGCCATTATACCAGCGCACCCGGAGAGCACAGGTGCAAGCACAAGAAGTGCCAAGATTATTTTCAATGAGTGGTCCACCATTCTGGTGTACGTGTGTAGGCCCACTTGGCAAAGTACGCCTTCTCCCCTATGTAGTAGTTACGATAGGCTTGGACCGCATCATCTAGTACCTTGTACTGATCAGGCATACACTGCGGTGGCTGGGTGTACTTGTTTCCGTAGGTGGATGACCACTTGGCCATCTTGGTCATAAGACTAGGAGGTGTCTTCAGTACCTTCCGTAGCTTGGCATCTGTCTTGTGCACCTTGTTAAACCTATGCGTGTACTCAGAGCAGAGGAATTTGAACAGGTGATAGGTCCACTCGTACTGTAGGAGTGATGCTCTGACCCACTTGGTGGAGGGGTGGTTGAGGTGAGCAGTCTTGTACATGCCTAGCTTGTCTGCCTGCTCGTCACCGTCAAGGGACCTGTGAGCAGTGCACAGCATCTGCGCTGTCTCCAGTATCATCTTGACGCAGTGCTTATCACAGTGCATCTCAGCGGCTGTCAGGGGGTCAGGGTGTAGGTAGAAGATGTTCACGGTGTTAGTCCTTTTCTGTTACTGTTGAGGTCAGGATGAAGGATACTATCTCTCTGTATTCTTCTTGTCCACACTTTTCTATGTTGATTTGTTTTATTAAATCAACCATTCTCAGAACATCAGACAGAGGTATCGACGCTTTCCACATTTTCTGGTATGCCTTTCCTTTTCCAGAATTTTTTTACCCAATGAGACTTGGCCCACGGTGACAAGCAGTACCATGTAAACGTCACGGGTCCCGTCTCCTTGTAAAATTTCCGCACCTCCCTTTCTATTTCTACTTCAAAGGGAGATAGAGTTGTTAGGCTTATCATGCGAACATTTCCAACTGTCTAGGATCAGGCGAGACTGTTTGTAGTTCCTCGTCAGGGAGACCTATCTCACCCTCTGACTCCACAAAGTTGAGGAAGTCATTGATTTCTTTTATAGAAACCTCGTGCAGAGAGTGCTCTATATCTGCTATGTCCTCCATATAATCCCACAGATCACGCGGTATTTCATCGTGGTCAGTGTAGGCGTATAGCTTCATCTCTAGGGTACTGGTACTCATTGCCTTCCTCCTCCTCTCGTATCCACCACATCTTCAATGACCCATGTGTAGTGGTCATGGAGCCAGTGCTCCCCGGTCTTGGACACAGGAGATACCTGCGTCACTGGTTCAGAGGAGAGGGAGGAGATGGGCTTCTCCACCCACTTGACCCACTTCTGGTCAGTTGCACGGCGTACCCACTCGGTACGGGGAGGGTTAGAGGGACGAATGGTGATCATGTGTATGATCCTCCTTGGTTGGGGTTGGTAGTGGTAGTAGTAGTAGTAGTAAACGGTAGGCAGTTTATACACTTGCCTAGGTGTCACTGTCAAGAGAGAAAGTTAGAGTTATCACAGGTGATCAAGTCCTGCCTTATCGTCAGCTATCTCCTTTATACTTGCCAGTTGTTTAGGCGGCAATCAGCAACCGTTGGAACGCTCCGCTGTTCATCCACTTGTTGACCTGCCGGGACCTGTCCAGTAGGGAGCGGGTCACGTTGTCATTGGAGGCAGACCCCTTGACAGGGAACTCCTCAGAGTTGTGGCTACTGTAGTAGGTCAGGGCAGATGCCAAGGCCCAGACGTTGGAGCCACGGGTGCTGACCTCCGTAAGGTATTGATCTTTCATCCTTTCCTGCATTCTCTCGCTCATCCCCGGGAGTGCTTCAATGGTGGCCTCTGCCGCTGTCACCATGATGTCAGTTGATGCCATCACCTGATACCGCTGGATATCTTGGTAGAAATCGCGCACCACCTTGTCCATGTCTAGGATAAAGTTGGACAGGTTGAACCCGGAGGTGTGGCGCTTGTTCCCCTTGGTATAGTCACCGGAGATCATGCCGTTGGTGCAGAAGAAATCTAGCAGGCCAGTGACAAAGCCGTTGGAGGTAGAGCCATCATAGCTCTGGACCAAGGCCACGGTGAGAGCCACCTCTGTCTGGTGTTGGCGTGTCTCAATAGGCTTGGAGAACGCAGGGAAGGTATACTTCCGGGACCTGACAGCTGACCCGTGGGACATATCGTCTTTGATCTCTAGGTCCTTGAATTTATCATTGGGCAGGGCGTTTATCAGCATGGCCTCTGTGGCCTCTGTGAAGTCGCGCATCTGGGTGACCTTGTACTTCTCACCCACCACACCTGTGCTGGCACCTGTCCACGTATCCACCAGCACCTTGTGACTGTTCAGTGCGGTGATTGTACTAGCTGCCTGTGGTTGTCTCTGGTACGGCTCATCAAAGTCACTGGAGTGGTAAGAGGTCCCGCGCTCATACCATAGCTCTTGCTCAGAGACAGGTGCAAGAAACCTCTGCGCTTGCTCTGTCTGGTTGTGTTCATTGAACAGGTCCTCCGCTGTCTGTGCAGTGGGTGACCGAAAGTTAAGTACATCGTTCATAGTATGCTCTTCCTTTCTTAGTTGATTGTTCTGGATACTTGTACAGGGTTGATATTGGAGATGTCAAGGACTTCTTTTACAAAGGGGTCATCCTCTTCCTTGACCATGACATCTACCACGGTGGACTCAGTGTGTCCCGCTTGGACCTGCGTTCCCATGCCCGTGAGTTCATCGTACTCTATGCCAAAACTGACAGCGGAGGTGCACAGGGTTTCAAGGCAGTCCTTGAGCGGGAGGACAAGTCCGTCCTCTGTCTGTACCATGCCAGCGGTGGCGTCCACTGTGTCAGGGTTGTCCGGGTCAAAGGGTATCATCAGCGTGGTGGCGGTGAATATCTTGTAGACTAGGACTTTGCCCTTGTTGTCTCTTTGATCTTCTGCGTTCATTCTCTCTGGTTCCTTGTTTAGTTGGTTGGTTGTTAGGTTTATATTCCAGTGTCCCGGTAGATGTCAACAGCTTTCTTGAGTTTCTTCCTGTTGTATTTTGTCTCTGCCTTCTCAACAGGGTGACCCTTGTTCCACATGGCTTGAGCCATGGGGTTACGTGCAGGGGTGCGCCGCTCTATCTTGTCCAGTCTTTTGCGTTCACGCTTTCGCATTGCCTTGGCCCTCTCGTTTATCTGTGCCGTGAAGAAGTCTTCTAGGTTTAGCATTTCCATAGTTTAGCACTCCTCCGGGGTTGCGTCAATGTCCATGGATAAATCATGGATGGCGTCGAAGGCTTGGTCCACTATTTCTTCCGCGTACATGCTGAGAACCTTGGCGCTGGCCTCCGGGTGTATAGCCGTGAGCCATACCCGGAGGTTACCCTCCAGCGTCTCCGCTATGTCTAGGTGCGTATCGGATACGTGGCGCGGGTATGTTATCCCGCCTACCTTGTAGCTCTTTACTGGGTTATTCATAACGTCTATTCCTCTTCCATCAGTATGCGTTGAAGCTCTTTAACTGTCCGTCCCGTGATCCCGGATAGTTCCCGGAGGGTCATGTCTAGGTGACTGTCGAATAGGTCCTTGATGTCTTGCTTGTCCGTTGCCATTGTCTTGGTCCTTGTTAAGAGTAGGTGACAAGGGGAAATATAGTCTAAGGTGGTTCCCCCTGTCAAGTGTTTATATTGCACCCATATCCGCTAGGGTTGAGTAGTCAGCGTGCGACATAGGGTCCGGGGTGTCAATTACAAAGCCGCTTGCATCTTTCTTGGCTTTGCCCTTGGCATACAAGGCAACCACCACCCCTTGAGGATCAAGGAACCGGAGGTCATCCGCATCCCCGTTGATCACGGGACGCCCTAGAAATGTCTCGGGTATGTTGTGCTTATCCCGGAATACCACAGCCAGATTAGCCTTGTACTTGTTGGCGTAGGTCAACACCTTGTCGGCATATTCTGGATTGGCCTCGGAATATGACAAGGTCAGGTGATAGTTATCCGGGAGGTCCTTGGCCACTCGGTTGAACACCTTGGTATAGTCGTAGAATTGTATTTCTGGGAAGTCTTGGATGATATCAAGCCATGATTTATCCGACGTACCGTTGAGACGGATGACAGGCTGCACCCCTTTACGTTTGCAATAGGCCGAGAACTTGCCTAGGTCAGCACGTAGGAGCCGCTTAAATTCTTCCGGGTCAGATAGGAGCAGCTTGGTTTTCCGCTCCCGTGCAGCGTGTACGCTATTGAAAGCACCCCGCCCGGCAGATACTAGGCAAGGTTCATGGCACCCCGCAATGATAGAGAACGGGCATAGCTTAACCTCTGGAATAAGGTATAGAATGCCCGTGATATACTCGGAGCCGTCGCCCTTGACAGTCTTTGCATTGGTTCCGACGCCTATGAGATTGTATTGAGCCATAGTGTGAGGCCTTGATAGTTGTTAATGGTGTCTAGTTTATTGCATACCGCATAAAGGAAAGCAAGAGTAAAATAGAATATTTTTATATTTTATTGATATCACATGCAAGTTATTGTTTTATATTGTCTTTTATGTTCATCCCTTTGCCTGTCCCTGCAGGAGTATAGCCTAGGCATTCGCCCCTACGTCTACGTCTACGTCTACCTGCGTCTGCTTCTGCGTCTACGTCCGCGTCTACGTCTACGTCCACCGGGCCGGGGCCGGACACGCACCTTGGTGGAACAAAACAAGAACAAAAGCCGGAACATGCGGCCAAGTCCCAAGACCTAGCACATGGGCAAACGCTTGGCCAGTACAATTTTACATGCGACAAAGTGACGCACCCATGCAATTAGTGCTTTACAGCTTGGCAGGCCATCTATAAAATCTTGTTACCGCTTCAGATGGAAGCGGGACATAACCTATGAAAGATCAATACAATGGCTAAAATCAACATGGTGGCGACTAACGCAAGAGGTGAAACTGAAGTTCTCATGGTTCAGGACGAGAAGACTTCCAGCGTCCCTTCAGGATATACATTCTTGAACGACGCAGCTTATGGATTGATTGGCGTCCTCAACAAAGATGGTGAGCTGGTGAACCTACGCCAATTTATTGTGCGGGAAACGCCCGGCACCCCTGACATCTATGGCTTGTATGGTGGTGACACGCCAGCCCTTGCTTCTGCGCTGTATTCATATTTTCAGGAAACTGGCACGGCGGGTATCAACGGTCTGGCAGAATTGCCAGTCAGTAATGACAGCAGCTTGTGGAACCTGCAAAGTAGTCCGTCATACCGGAAGAGCGTACTGGACCGGGTGACTTGGATGGCTGGGGCAACCATGACCCGGCATGACGTAGGTGACTTCACTGTTGATACTCGCGGCGGGACAGAACAGTTTCCGACGTATTCGAGCGAGCATGGGATTTCCGTTGATACTGTCAGCTTGGGCCGACGCCTGAACATCACTCGCGGCGAACTACAGCTCAAGCTGCGGGATTACATGGTCAGGATTGGAGAAGCTCGCGGAGGCCGTCGCCGTTTTCAACGAGAAGCTGTTGATTACAGCGATAAGCAAATGAAGCGCATCGCGGCATTCCGTGAACACTATTCGCGGGTTCTTAATCAGACCGTGATCAATCAGAATTCGCTGGCTATCCTCACGGATATGGTGGCCAAGCGCATCACTAACGTGCCATTCCGGAAAGTTTACCGGACGGGCGCAGATAGCTGGACGATCTAACACCGCAGCGACCCACCAACTACCCGGGCTGGCGATCGTGCTGGCCCGGGTTTTTTTTGCCAAAAAATTTTGAAAAGGTAACTCGCTCGTCGCTCGTTTGGTTGTTTGTAGGCCTAATAATGAGTCTCGCTAGTCGCTCGACGCTTATTCTAAAGGCCCTACCCTCCGGGACCCCCAGTGTGCCGTTAGTGTCTATATATATAATGGGACCCCCATAAGCGGAGCAAATTTTACAAAAATCAAAAAACGGGGGTATTTGGCGGGGGTATTAAAAAAGAACAACACAAGTGCTACTCCTAATAACACATAATATCTTTCTTTTTATTATTCTTTTAATAGTACATAATAACACATAAGAGTTCTCCTTGGGTGCCTTTGCACAGGGTAACATGAAAACAAAGATATTGCAAGACCCCTCTTTATAAATTATAATAAAAATTAATTCTTCTTGTCTCCCTTGGAAAGGGTCCTAGGTGTTACCTTACTATAAAGAAATACACAGAGCAGGTAATTTTTTAAGTAGACCTCTCTATGACAAAGTTCTAGGAACAGAGACAGAATGGACAAAGTACTTTAATTTTACAGCGTGTTCCATAGACCCGGAGGAGTTTCTTCTTCAAGATCATTTCTATCACTGGCTATACCAGAGACACAGGTACAAGGCGGGGGTACTTTGCATGGAAAGTAGAACAGTCTACAACTGGCACCAAGATACCAGCAGGGGTGTCTGTGTAAATTCCATACTATATACACCTGATACGATATCTTGTACCTACTTCAGAGAGGAGCCAGAGGTAACTCACAGGGTCATAGACCTACAATATACTCCCGGTGCCAGAGTTCTTTTCAACAATCAGAAAGAACATATGGTTGTAAACCACGCAGGTATCAGGTTAATGTTGACAGTAGAGTTTGAAGAAGACAAGGATTCTTTATCTTTTGATAATCTTTTAAATGAAATAGAACAGGAATACACAACAGATGACAACCAGTGAAGAAGTTCTATCAGGTGCTCAGCCCAGACCCAATGCAAGATCAGAGGCCTACAACCTCACCAAGAAACAGACCAGATTTGCAGAGGTCTACATAGAGACCAATGATCCTATTCATGCACTGGTAGAGGCAGGGTATGCCCCGGTGAATACCAAGGACGGTAGACTGGACCGTACCAGAACTGCCAGAAGAGCACAGCAGTACCTCTCCAACCCCAAGCTCAGAGCCTACATAGAGATGCTCAGAGAGGACGTTGTAGAGAAGGTATCTTGGAATGCACAGAAAGTCTTAGACAAAATGTACCAGACCTATATGAGAGCCACAGAAGCAGAGGACTATACCAATGCCAACCGTTCTCTGGAGAACATGGGCAAGCACCTAGGCATGTTCATTGACAAGAAAGAGATCAAACAGAACACCACCTTTCAGGGTGTAGATGAGGCCTTCACCCCTAATGTAGACGATGACATCAAGAGACTGGCAGACATCTCTGGGTATTCTCTCTCTGTCATCAAAGGGGGCAAGGGAGAAGAATAAGTGGAAGGTGCTCCAGAAGAACACCAGCTAAAACTAAGAGAGAACCTGTATCTCAGAGCAGTGGACACTGCCAGAACAGACTTCTT